TATCATTAAAATCTTATAATGATTTACCATACACTATTAACTACTTGAATGTAGATCAAAAAGATAAGAAGATTTGGAGTGACCGTTTAGGTACAAAAACTAAATTGCGTGTTGGGTTTAGTTGGGGAGGAAGGACAAAACAATATTCTTTTGAACACATGGTTGAGTTAATCAAACGTAATCCAGAATACGAATGGGTGTGTATTCACGGTAAAGTAACACACGATGACATGAATATTTTAAATCAATACAATGTTAGAGAATTCTATAGTCATATAAGTGATTGGTATGATACTGCTTGTTTAATTAGCAACCTAGATGTAGTAATTGCTGTAGACACGGGGTTAATTCATCTTGCTGGTGGATTAGGTATACAAGGATGTTTGTTGCTTGATAGATATAACACATGTTGGCGGTGGCGTACTCAAAAACATGAGGATAATGTTTGGTATCCTTCAGTAAAACTATTCAGACAAAAAGAAGTTCGTGGATATGTTGAACAACTAGAAAGAGTTCATCAATATTTGAAACTATTCAAATAGCCAAAAAAATAGGGGACCGAAGTCCCCTTAAATGTCACATTACTATCGTAGAACCGTTGCCGTTTTTAAATCCAACATGTCCACCTTGTGCTCTAATTCTGTCTCCAATTTCTTCAAGACTGATAGGAGCAAAGTCAGTATGTTCTACACAAGCACAAAAGTATCTAGGATCGATTTCCATCTTGCCCCATACTTCTGTCATTACACGGTTTGCGTGTAAGTGTCCGTGAATGTTGCAACCAAAACGAGCAAGGCTTTCTTCATGTACCGGAATATGACTAAAGATCATGCCGTTTAATACATGATACGCACGAATATCTCTAAAGTGTTCTGTATAGTCAGTTAACTTAAAGATATCATGGTTACCTTTGATTAATACCTTATCTCCGTTTAACCGGTGTAAGATATGTAATGCTTTGCGATTGATTACAACATCGCCTAAGTGATAGACTTTATCGTTAGGACGAACACGTTCGTTCCAAGCCTTGACCATGAACTCATCCATTTCTTCTGCTGATGCAAAAGGACGCAGAGGTGATCCATCTTCACGCTTAAACACTGTACAGGTTTTTTCATGCCCGAAGTGTGTGTCTGATATTACAAATGTTGTGGCCATCTTTTTTCCTTTAAGTTTAAATTATTAATTACTCATATGACCAATCTAACACCTTCATCATTTTGTGTTTTACTAGTAAATTAGGGTTACGATACACTTCAGTATCACTGAATCCCAACATTACTCCAATTTCGCAAACTGCGCCGCTACGACAAACTCCGGCAACACAATGAACAATGACATTAGAATTATTAGTCAATGCTTGTTGTAAAATTTTAACCAGTGATTTTGCTTGTTCATCAGTGATGCAAAATTCTTCAGCATATCCTTCATTACCTTCAAGGTCTAAAAATTCAAATTGATATGCATTTTTAAATTGATGCCTGGGAGCAGGAAATTCCATGCATGGATCAACAATTTGAATTAACACTGAATTAGTTCCTGGGTCACGGTGTGTCCCTCGTTCAATATCAATCAATGCTACATTCTGAATCCATGGCATAATATACTCCTTAATGTTATATTATATATGATTATGTAATTGTTGTCAAAAGGAAAACACCCCAGATGCTCTAACAAAACTATTACATAATATAATAATATAACTAATAATCTAAAGAACTAATATTTACTGCGCTGTTTGGCTGGGGTGTTGTATTTGAAGCGGCTACTCGCACTACCGAGCCCCACATTGGGTGTAAGGTTCCGTCCTACTTGTCTCTATTTGGACAGTCAAGTTCTGCCCCACGATATTTTGAGTCATCCATAAAGCGGATCTATCAGGTAAAGTCCGTGCGTACCCGGATGATTTGGTGACATCCTACCCACTTTTAATTACGGTAAAGTGTAAGCCGAGTGTCTACTATTTAAGCCAAGTCGTAACGAGGCTTCATTAATAATGATTATAATATAATATAATTTAACTTACAAGTTATTTGGGTAATTGATAAATATTATTGTAGTTCGCGGAATTGGCGTTCCCAACTACTCTAACGCTATGGAGAGCAATCAGCATGAGTATTTATCTGTACATAAAGACCCACAATGTTACCGGGTTGAAATATTTAGGAAAAACTAAATCAAACCCCCACAAATATAGAGGTTCAGGTCTTGATTGGATTGAACATCTTAATAAATATGGTAGAAATGTTACTACAGAAATTTTACATGAATGTAGGGACAACAAAGAACTAAGTGAACTGGGTAGATACTACAGTAATTTATACAACATCGTCAACGCTGTAGATGATTACGGAAACAAAATTTGGGCTAATCGTATTCCTGAAACCGGTGGTGGTACTGGAAACCCAATCGGTGGATTATCTGGTGAACAAAATGGCATGTTCGGTAGAACTCATTCTATAGAAGTCCGTGAGGAACATTCAAAAAGAATGATTGGAAATAGGAATGGCTTAGGCTGGAAACCAACAGAAGACCAACTTGCTAAAATGAGTCACAGAGCCAAAAACAGAGAACAAAAGGTATGTCCACACTGTGGTAAAAATGCCACCGGATCTAACTTCACCCGGTGGCATAACGATAACTGTAAGTTTCGTTCAGTCTAAGTTATAACGATCTACCATGACTGTCCGAAGCATTGCTGCCTCAGGAGTCAAATCGTCCATATTACCAGACAAAACTGACTTAGCAACTGCTGGGCTAAATCCAGATACCAAAGCGGTTCCTTTCTTGTCAAACTTCACTGGAGTGTTTCCATATGAAGCATTCAAATTCCAGAAAACCACTTGCGGTACATCATACCCCGCTTCTTTGAACTTTCGTTCAATCATTTCCATAGCAGATTCATCACGATCTACACCTTGGTCAAACTGCATGTCACTCAGGATCAATACTACCTCAGGCATTTCTTCTTGCGGAACTTTGTTATCAACTGCAACCTTCAAGATTAATTCAAATGCCTTATGCAAGTTAGTGTTAGCTACCTCACCAGTATTCATTTGGTTGATCTTGTCGTTAATGTTACCATGTAGGTTCACTAACTTAGGAGTGTTGCTGAAAGTTAAGAATGTATCCTTAAACTTACCGTTGTTTTTATCGGCGAAGTACAAGCCTAAACTGATTGCTACTTCTAAGCAAGTCATGCCTGACTTAGAGTTGTAGCCACCTGCTGGGCAAGTCATAGAACCACTAGAGTCTACCATAGGTAGAACATTAGTATTTCCAACGTAGTTAGGCAAAGCATCCCATTGGGCTTGAACAACGTCAAGTTCTTGCTTTGTCCAGTTACGTGAACTATAACCACCGATACGTCCCTTCAATACATCGTATGGGAAGATTGCCGAAGCATTGATTTTTACACCACCTTCTCCCTTCACTAACTTAGAAACATATTCGGCGTATGTTTGACCATGACGACCGAATGCCTTCTTGTATCGTGCGTGAGCAACAGAAGGAACATGACTGTAGTTGATGTTATCCCAGTCATTGGCACACATTTGTGTTTCAACAACATTGGTCATACCAACAAGGCTCTTACGATAGAACTTTGGACTCATGCCAAAGAACTTACGGATTTCAAGTGCAATCTTGCCCTTACGTGGAGTCCACTTTGCGGCAAGACCATTATTTTCACGTAAAGCATCGCCCAACATGCTATATGCTTCGTACTTCAACTTAGAATCAGTAAAGACAAAGATATCATCCCAACGACCAACTTCTGGAACCTTCTTCAACAGGCGTAATGCATCTTCGGGATTAGTCTTTTCTAAGTGACGTAGGATGTCACGGAACAACTCACGTTCACCACTACCTCCACGAACATCACGTGCCCATTGGGCGATACGTAATGCCAGATCAGAGTTTTCTACATAAGCCGCAGTGAAAGCAGGGACGATGTCCTTACCTCGGCTAGCACCAATGTTATAGAACAAATCAACGCAAGCATTTGCGCTGGATGCTCGGGCCTTCATACCGTTAGCGGTACGGGCTTCTTGGTTCTTAATAGCGTCAACGAACTTCATAGTTTCTCCTTTCTGTGTGTAATATGAAGCAGGATACATCTTCTTTTTACCATATGAATGTAAATAAAATTTGCTGTTAGTATCCTAAAAAAATCAAACTGGATGGTCGAAACGGTATTTTATTTTCTGCTCTAC